CCCCACCGCGATATCATTCGCGGCGGGGATTACACCTGTTTGTTCGCTTCTTTTAAGTTGAATTATAGTTGACATTAGTTCAATAGTGTCCCTGCGGAATCATAAATGTTGATGCGGAAATATGCACTTGATTGGCCTTCTAGAAGATCTGCATCAAGTCCTGACCCTGCGCCATCTACTGTTTTGATTTTAGTCAAGACATCAGCGGCGGTATACGATGCTGCTGGAAGCGCATTGTCTGCTTTAGTTCCTTGCGCCGCTGTAGCATATGCGGTAGAGGCAGTAGTTGCTGCGGTGCCAAGACCCAGAGTAGTTCTGGCAGCAGAAGCAGAAACCGCAGTAATTAATGCATCACCTGTGACAGTTACGTTATCGGTAGAAACGTAAGAGGATGCCGCACGAGTTGCCATGGTGCCTAATCCAAGTGTTGTTCTGGCAGCAGTGGCAGAAGCATCGTCTATAAGTGTGAGGCCAAAAGCACTGACACTTGATGCTGCTAATGCGTTATCTGCCTTAGTACCTTGGGCGGCAGTTGCATAAGCAGAAGATGCTGTAGTTGCTGCGGTGCCTAGACCAAGAGTAGTTCTAGCTGCGGCGGCATCTGCATCATCGATTAGTGTACCACCAAAGGTGCTAACACTTGCCGCTGGTAGAGCATTGTCTGCTTTAGTCCCCTGTGCAGCGGTTGCATAAGCAGAAGATGCTGTAGTTGCGGCAGTTCCTAAACCTAATGTAGTTCTAGCGGCTGCGGCGTCAGCATCGTCTACGAGCGTCAACCCGAAAGCACTAACTGCGGATGAATTTAACTTAGTTG